AGCGCGGGCTGGCGGCGATCATGGACAAGGTGGAGCGCAGGGACAAGGGGCAGAGCCGGACGTGTTGCCAGCTGGCGCGGGACTTCATCGAGGCGCAGATGTGCGACAATCGGAAGTTTCCGCAGACGCTGGTGCTGGAGCGCCTGCGGGAGCGGGCAGCGGAATACGGCGAAAACGCCTGCAACTGCTGCGTGTACTGCGACGGATCGGACGCGCGGCGGGCACTCAGACCGGCGGACAGGGAGAAATACCCGGTTTGCAATATGGCAAGCGGTTCGATGATGATTCCGGCGAATCGCCATGCGGTCAACCGCATCGTGGAAACGATGGATAAGGCACAGATGACCTTCGCCCGTTACGGCAAGCGGGCTTGGGAAGCGGCGTACATGCAGAAAACCAAGCGAAGCAAGCCGACGCTGGTCAATGAAGTTTGGTTTGGCGATCACCACAAGCTCGACCTGTTTGTGCTGGATGAAAACGACAATCTGGTGCGCCCGTGGATGACGGCGTGGATGGACGCCTGCTCACGGCGGATTGTGGGCTGGGAGCTGACATTGGAGCCGAACAGCGACACAGTTGCCGACAGCTTCTGTCGGGCGGCGGTGTATACGAAGGGCAGCGACGTTCACGGTCTGCCGCGCTACATCTACATCGACAACGGCAAGGATTACAGAAGCCATCGGTTCGAGGGCGAAACGCTGGTGGAAAGCGATCTGGGCTGCCTGAACGCTGAATTTTCCGAAAAGGAAGGCTTGCTTCGGACGCTGGGCGTGGGCGTACACCATGCGCTGCCGTATCGCGGCTGGTCGAAGGACGTGGAACGCGCCTTCGGCACACTGGAAGATTTTGTCCGCGAGTTCCCCGGCTGGTGCGGCGATTCGCCGGAGGAAAGACCCGAAGATAACGGGCGCATCCTCCGCAGGATGAAGGAACGCGGCGAGCTGATGACCTTTGAAACCTTTGCCAAGTGCTTCGCGGAGAAGCTGCTGCCCAAGTACGAAAACCACATCGGCGAGGACGGGCTTTCCCCCGATCAGCGGTATCACCAAGCGGAAAAAGCGCGAGCGGATACGCCGGACTGGGCGACGATGGCAATCTTCAAAAGCCAAAGCACAAAGCGCGTGGTCACGACGCAGGGCGTGCGGCTCAACAATCAGCTTTTCTGGCATCCCGAAATGGCGGATATCATCAGGGAGCAGGTTACGATCTATTACAACCGGGGCTACAACCCCAGCGTGTCGGTTTTCAGTGGCGGACATTTCGTCTGCGAGGCGGAGCCAGTCGAGTTGATGGCGTTGATCGACCCGGACGAGGAAAGGGTGGCAGCGCACATGGCAGACCAGAAGCGGCAGCAGCGTAAGGTCACGGACAGGCTGGCGTATATCCGGCAATCCACGAAGCGGATTACCAGAGAGGCATACGCCGAGGAGATCGACGAACAGCGTCAGCGCATGGCGACAGTCACGTCGCTGGAAGCGGCGCGGGCGGGCAAAGCCAAGCAGCAGGTCGCAGACAAGGCGGCAGGGCGGCGCAAGGCTGCATCCGCAGGCGAAAACGCGGTGCGCAGCATGATTGCCGCGAACGGCGAAAAGCTGCTGAAAAGAAGCGCGCGTTAAGTGTCACAAGTAGGAGGAAATCAAGTGGTTATGATTTTTGAGAAAAAGAAGGAATTTGTCGAAGGAACACTTTCGGCGTGTATGGTAGAGGCAAATATCGGTGTCGATCATCTGATGTACAGCGCAGAAAGTGAGGGCGGCATGGAAATTGTAACGATTTGCTATGATGATGGCTGGACTCGAAAAGTTGATGTCACTGGAGACAGCAATCTGGCGATCATCAAGGACATTTCGAGGCGTGTCGATTTGTGACACACCAGCAAAGCCCAAGGCCCGGTCTATCGTCTGCCTGTGTTCTGCCACAGGCAGCGGCAGACTACGACCCGTGCAAGCCGGGTGCACCCCGCAAGGGGTGCGGCGCTCACAGCTTTAGCTGAACAAAGGAGGTTTTCACATGGATGCGTTGATGGGGATTGCGCTGTTTGGCGCAGGCATGACGGCGGGCGGCGGCCTGATCGTCAGCTATTACAGGTCGCTCAAGGGCGTACAGGACAGCGAGCGCAGGATTGCGGCGCGGAACATGGATGCGGCGAGACGCTACAACGAAGCGATGCGCCTTGAGCTGGACAACAAGACGGACTGCCTGAACCGCCTTGAATTGAAGCGCCAGCTTGAAGCAAGCTGGTGCGACGGGTACGAAGCCGGGATGCGCGAAGGTATGCGCGGCGTAACGGTCGGCGATGTGGTGACATTTACCCGCCTGCGCAGAGCGCGGGACAATCGGGCATCCAACGAGTAAGCAAGGAGGAAACACAGATGGAAGCGAGAGAGATTCTGGCGCAGCGCGCGCCGTCGCTGGAAGAACGCATCAACGCCCTGCGGGATAAGGGCGTGGTCATCGGTGGGACGACCTACCGCTACAACTTCGCGCAGATCAGCGCGGCGACCGGTGTAAGCCGCAGCATGATCAGCATGTTCGCCAACGGCAACATCCGCATCAAGCCGGAGCAGCAGAAGATGTTGGAGGATTGGGTCAGCGACATCGAGCGTCAGGCACAGGCAGAAGCCATCGAAACGGGCGCGGTTGAGGAAACGCCCGCACCCGCGCCGCAGACCTTCAAGCGCAGTATCGAGCTGTACCAGACCCACGAGTTCACCGAGGCACTTGGCTTGCTGGAATGGACGCGGGACAACCGGAAGATGTGCGTCATGGTCGGATATCCGGGCATCGGCAAAACGACGGTCATCCGCGAGTTCGCCAAGCGCGTGCCGGATGTGCATGTCATCGTCTGCCGCTCTACGATGCGGATGCGCGACCTGCTGGACAGCATCGCGGAGAGCATCGGCGTGAGCGCCAGCGGGAGCAACGACGAGCGGGTGCGCCGCATCCAGCGCGAACTGGCGGCGAACCGCGACGCGATGCTGATTTTCGACGAAGCGGACCATTTGTACGGATGGGATGTGAAGAAATTTGAGATTATCCGCCAGCTCTGGGACGAAACGAACACGCCCATCGTGCTGGTTGGACCGCCGAGGCTGGAGGAAATCCTGACCCACGGCAGCGGGCGGTCGAATCTGTCCCAGCTTTACCGACGTAAGTACGAAATCAAGCTGACCGGCATCAAGCCCGACGAAGTGCGCGCCATCCTCGCGCAGTACGACGTGGAGCCGCGCGTGGCGGCAGAGCTGACGCTGATCGCGACCGATACCCGGCACGGCGGCATGGGCAACTTCATTGAAATCTTTGGCATGTGCCTTGAAGCGGCGGCTGGCGGCACGGTCACGCAGGAGATTCTTGCGGGCGCGAAATGCTACAAATTGCAGGGCTAAGAAGGGGGTGTAAGGATGTTGACGGTCAAGCAAAACGGCGGGCTGCTCATCGTCCGCGACAGCGATGGGCGCATGGTGCGCAAGCTGAACGCCGTAGCGGCGGCGAAGGATTGGCTCAAGCTGGGAGACGCCGAGTTTTACAAGAAATACGGGTTCCGCTTCCAGCCGCACGGCAGCACATTGGCGGAAGCGACGAGGCAGATGGGACAATGAACGACAGACCGCCAGACCCGGCTTATCGCAAGATAAGCTATGACCCGTGCAAGCCGGGTGCGCCTCCCGCGTGGAGGCGCGGCGCTTATGGTCAAGGAGGTGAACATGGATACATCGAGCACAATCAAGCGTCTGCTGGGGGAATGTGAGAACATCCGAACGGAGAACCAGCGGGAAGGGCAGCGGCGCGAGCGGGAGATTCGTCAGGGCTTCCCGGCTATCGCGGTGCTGCTGGACGAGCGGCGCGACCGTCTGACCGGCTCCATCCGCACGGCGCTGCAAGGGCGTGCCGTGGACGCGGAGATCCTGCAAACCGGAATGCGAGAGCTGAACGGGAAGATACGCGCCGAGCTGACGAAAGCCGGATACCCGGAGGACTACCTGCAGCCCATCTACCGCTGCCCGATCTGCCGGGATACCGGCTATGTCGGGGAGCCGGTGCATGAGCTGTGTGCCTGCATAAAGCAGCGAATCATGGACGCGGAGAACGCCGGAGAACACAAGGGCGGGCTGGGTAAGCATAGTTTCGAGCAATTCGACCTGAATGTTTTTCCGGATGTTTCGATACCCGGCGAAAAGCGCAGTCAGCGCGACCACATGCGGTTGATTCTGCGGTCGGCGCAGAGATACGCGGAGGATTTCCCGGACAACGAAAAGCCGAATCTGATTTTTTTCGGCGCGGCGGGACTGGGCAAGACCTTCGTGGCGGACTGCATCGCGCAGCGCATCATGGAACGCGCCTATCTGGTGCGCCGGGTGACGGCGTACAGGCTCTGCGAAATCATGCGTAAGAATCAGTTCGACGGAAGCGAAGCGCGCGCAGTGGAGGGCGTGATGGACTGCGACCTGCTCTTTATTGATGACTTGGGAACGGAGCCGCAGACGAAGAACACGAGCGGCTATCTGTTTCAGGTCATCAACGAGCGGAACATGAACGACCGACACACCATTATCAGCACAAACCTGAACCCGGAAAGGATGGAGGGCATGTACGAGCAGCGCGTCGCATCCCGATTGATGGACGTATCCCGCACGACGGCAATCCGCTTTTACGGGGAGGATTTACGACTTAGAAAGTGAGGCACAACATGGCAAGAAGGAAAGTGACCTGCGCGCTCCAACTGGAAAACTGGCAGCAGGCGGACGACGCGCTGCGGCAGATCGGAGAGAACCGGCGCGATTTGGCAGCCATCGAAAACATGCTGAACGAGCGCATCGCCGATGCCAAGGCGGACGCGGAAGCGAAGGGCAGACCCATCAAGGATCACATTGCGATGCTCGAACAGGCGCTGCGCGAGTTCGCGACGCTGCATCGGGCAGACCTCGGCAAAGCCAAGAGCCGGACGCTCACGTTTGGCAAGGTCGGGTTCAGGCAGAGCACCCGCCTGACCCTGCCGCGCGGCGTAGAGAAGGTCAAGACCATCATCGAAGAACTGCTGCGGAGAGGGATGAAGGAGTGCGTGGTCTATCCGGAGCCGAAGATCGACAAGGATGCGCTGAAAAAATACAGCGCGGGCGAAATCGCTGAGGTCGGCGCGAAGCTGGAGGTCGAGGATGTTTTCGGTTATGACGTGGATGAAGAAGCGCTGGGGCAGCAATAAGGAGGCGGCAGGTATGGCGCTGAAAGTGACGAGTGCCCAGCTTAAAGCCATCTTCGCGTTGAGCCGAAAGCTGGGGATGGACATGGAGGATCTGCACGGCATGGCGTACCGCATCAGCGGTACAGACAGCCTGCGCACCCTGTCCGGCAGGGAAGCCGGTCGGATGATTGAGGAGCTGAAAACGCGCTGCGGTCAGCCGGTCATCAAGACGGGCGGCGGCGCGGGGCGGGCAACAGAAGCCCAGCAGCGGAAGATATTCCGGCTGACCTGCGAATTGGGTTGGAACGACCAGCCGGAACGACTGCGCGGGTATATCCGGCGCATGTGCAAAGCGGACGACGTGCGGTTCCTCACGCCGCAACAGGCGAGCGTCGTCATCGACGGCTTGACCGCCATGCGCGACGGCGACCGGGCGGAACGCAAGGCGTAAAGGAGGGCGGCGGATGATTCCAAGCTGGGCGCACGACGTGAAGCCGGAGGACATTACAAACGCGACGATGCTTGATCTGGCGGAGCTGCTGGGCACGGAGAGCATGCTGACGCTGGTTGAATCATACAGCGGCATGATCATCTATGTTCCCAAGCTGGACAGCCTGCTGCGAAACATCCGCGACCGCCGCATCCGACAGGAATATGACGGAACGAATACGCGGGCATTGGCACTCAAATATGACGTCAGCGAAAGCTGGGTCAAGCGCATCGCGTCGATTGACGAACGCGGGGAAATCCGAGGACAGACCAGTCTTTTTGACGGCTGAACCCCAAAATCTCTAACACGTGCGTGTAATAAGTACGTCAAAGGACTGGCGCGAAAAACTATGCTACAATGGCTGCAACCGAAAGGCTGCGGCTTTTTTGATTGGGGTGGAAAGAGTGGAGGAATATGTGTTCTGGGCGGTTACGGGAGCCGTCGGTTTGCTGATTAGCGCGCTCGCGTTCTTCGTCAAGCGCGGCATGGATAAGAAGGACACACGGGACAAGGAACAGGACAAGCGCATCACCGAGGTGGAGGACAAGCTGAATAACACGATCAATCAGATGCCATTCCTCTATACGCTGCGCGAGGACTTCATTCGTTCAAGCGCACAGCAGACGCAGAAGCTGGATCAGATCATCACGCTGCTTATGAAAAGGGAGGAAAAGTGAGATGGGGATGGATAAGATGGCGATTGCCAGACGCAAGTGCGCGCGAGGAGCGGTGCTGACGCTGCTGTTTGGCAATCCGCGCGCGGCGGTCATGCAAAGGACGCTGGAATATGCGCTCATGCAGGACGACCCGCAGGCGGCGAACGAGATTGGCTCGCACATTTACTATCTGGCGGACAAGGGCTATGTCAAGGTCTATCTGGGCGACGAGGTTCTCAGCCTCGTGCAGGACCCGCCGAGGGAGGCGCTCGTCCGCCTGACCGCGAAAGGCATCGACCTGATGGAAGGCACGCTCGACGACGAGGGCGTGGCTTTCGGCGACCCGATGCGCCAGTAAGAGATGGGACGCAAGCGGGAGCGCACGCGGATCGTCAGCCGCATGGACGAGCTGCCGGACGACATCCGCGTGCAGATCGAAAGCATGCTGCTGGATAAGACCATCAGCTACAAGGAGATTGCGGACTGGGCGACGGACAGCGGCTACCCCATCAGCAAAAGCGCCATCGGGCGATATGCCCAGCGCACAGGGCGGGCGGCGATGCGGCTGCAATATGCTCGCGAAAACGCGAACGCGATCATCACGGCGATGCAGGAACATCGGGGACTTGAGCTTTCCGACGCGGCGAACGCACTGGTCATGGACAACCTGATTCAGGTGCTTTCGGACGCATCGGCAGAGGATTATGGGGAAATCCCCCTGCCCAAGCTGATCGAGCTGGTGCTCAAGAACCAGCGCAACGCCGTCTATAAGGAGCGCATGGTGCGTGCCTACGCGAAGGACGTGGAAACCGTGCGCCGCGCGCTGATGGCGGAGCTTACCGAGCAGGTGCGGCATAACCCGGAGCTGCTTAAGCAGCTTGAAGAAGCCAGCCTGACGGCGGCGGAAAAGGTGGTGGAAGCCAGTGAAACGTGAATACAGAGATCATCAGGGGCGCGAGTGGTTCGCGCTGCATGTGCGCACCGGCGAGGAGCGCGACGTGGCACTGGCGGTTTACGGACTGGGCGACGCGGACAGCCTGCTGCCGGTCGAGCATTACACGACACGCGGGCAGGAGCGCGAGCGCATCCTTATGCCGGGCTATGTGTTCGTTGGCTGCGTTATGAACGCCGACATGTGGCAGAGGCTGCGGCATTTGCGCGGCGTGCTGCGCATCCTCGGAGACCCCTACGAGGCGATCCCGGAGGAGCAGATGACGGCGGTCATGGCGCTGTACTGGCACGGCGTACAGGGGACGCAGGTGGTACGGCAAAGCGGCGTGACCGAAGTGGTCGGCGGACCGCTGCTGGAAGTGACGCATACGATCACCTGCGCGGACGCAAGGCAGGGCGTGATTACGGTCGCGCTCGACCTGCCGGGCGGCATGCGCGAAGTGACGATGCACGCGACATTCCGGCCTGAGGCCGGAGGCACATCCGAAGAAAATTTTATTTGAATTGAAAGTTTTCGGCACGAGGCCGAAAGCGAACAGGCAGGGCTGAAAGGCGGCGGGTCGAGGATTCCCCACACCGGAAAGCCCGAACAGACGGGTCGGACGGTACTCCGACAAAGCCAGCCAGCCTCGATTCGAGCGCCGGAGGGCGAAGCTATGCCCGAAATGCTTCGGGCTTCATCCGCCAAAGCGGGGCATGACCCGTGCGGCGGTCTGGAAAACCTCCTTTTTTTTTCGGTCCCTCCCGCCGAAGGCGTGAGGGGCTGCGCTTGTCATTGCGAGCAATGGCTGCGCTTGTCAGCCTACGGCTGACCTTACACATGGCAGTGCGCAGGACGCGGCGTACTGCCTCTTTTCTTTGCCAAATATCGGTCGCGTGCGCTTAAACGGCAATGTGCGCGGACGTTTGGCGGAGGTGAAAACGGGCTCAGCCCGTGCGCGCGTTCAATGTCACAAAACGAAAGGCGGTGAGAAGATGGCGAAGCGGGAAAACGTGCTGGAAAGGCTGATTGGCAAGACCAAGCGCCCGGAAGGGGAGCTGGAAGCCATCGACCGCCGTCTGCATGAAAATACAGCGCGGTGCTTTGACGAGGTTCTAAGCCTGTTGCTCGATAGCACCGGCGAATATACCAAAGCGCTCTTGGGCGGCGGACGCGGCAGCATGAAGTCCTCGACGGCAAGCCTCGGCATCAGCGCGGGACTGGAGCATGACGAGGATGCCTGCGCGCTGGTGCTGCGCAAGGTCGGAGATACATTGCGCGGCAGCGTCTTTGAGCAGATGCAGTGGGCGATTGACGTGCTGGGTCTGGGCGACCACTGGAGAGTGACCGTTAGCCCGATGGAGATCGTCAACGAGCGGACAGGGCAGAAGATTGTTTTCAAGGGCTTGGACAAGTCGAAGAAAATCAAATCCATCAAGCTGCCGTTCGGGAAATATTTCAAATATGTCTGGTTTGAAGAGCTCGACGAGTTTGCAGGCGAGGGCGAAATTGAGAACGTGCTGGATTCCGCGATTCGCGGCGGCAAAGCGGCACTCTGCGTCTGCACCTATAACCCGCCGAAAAGCGCAAATAACTGGGTGAACAAGTGGGCAATAGATCCCGGCAAGAGCGTTTTTGTTCATCACAGCGACTATACGATGGTTCCTGCCGCATGGCTCGGACCGACTTTTCTCAAGCGCGCGGAGGAGCTGAAAGTGCGCAACCCGCGCGCGTATGAGCATACCTATCTGGGCATTGCGACCGGCGAGGGCGGCGCGGTTTTCAAGGCGCTGCGCATCAAGCCGATTGCCAAGGAGGACAGGCTGCGATTCGAGCTGAAGCCGAACATCGGAATGGACTTCGGATATGTCGATCCCAACGCGATTGAAAAGACCTACTACGAGGCGGGCGAGTTGCGGACGCTGTACATCTATGAGGAAGTCTATCAAAACGAGATGACGACCAAGCAGATCGCGGCGGCATGCAGGAAGATTGCGCGCCACGGCGAGCTGATCCGCGCGGACAACGCGGCAAAGCAGGTCATCGTCGATTTGCGGACGGACTACGGCATCAACATTACCGGCGTAACGAAGGGCAAGAACTCGCGGCAGACGGGTTATGACTGGCTGCGCGACCTCGACCAGATTGTCATCGACCCGATAACATGTCCGAATGCGGCGCGCGAGTTCGCCGCGTATGAGTACGCGCGGGACAAGGGTGGCACGCTGGTCGAGCAATACCCGGACGGAGACGACCACAGCATCGATGCGGTAGCGTATGGCAACCGCGAGCATATTTACAGGAGCAGGCGCACGAGCAACGTGAGCGGAAAGGGGGCGAGGAGCTGATGCAGCCTTATCAGATTGGAAGCACGGACTGGATCAAGCAGGAGCTTGCCGGACTGCTCGGACAGCAGGTGACGCGGGATATCGACGAGATCATCCGGCTTTACAGCCTGTACGACGGCGATGGGCAGCGGTGGCAGGTCAATACCAATGGGCTGGACTACACGCCGACCGTCAAAGTGACGAACATCATCGCGGAGCTGATCGGCAAGGAAGCGCGCTATATGATGGGCGTGGAGCCTGAGCTGCGCATCGTCCCCAAGGAAAAGGACAATCAGGCGGCGCAGGCGAACGCAGATGTCATCGGCAGTTGGCTGACCGCGCTGCTGGAAGAGCAGAAGTGGAGCAAGAAGCTGCTGGACGCGGCGAAGGACTGCTTCATTGGCAAGCGCGTTGCGTTGAAGCTGACGGGCAAGCGCGGCGGCAGGCTGGGGATTCAGTTTCGCCCCAGCCTTGAATTTGTTTACGATACCGATCCGGAGGACGTGGACAGGCTGACGAAGGTCATCTTCTTTTATCATACCAACGTGAGCGAGGACAGGCTCAAGCAGCGAATCTGGCGGCAGAAGTACGAGCTGCGGGACGGGCGCTGCTATCTGACCGAGGGGCTGTATGACGGCACGGGACGGACGATCAGCGAGACCCACAGCGACGAGGACACGGGGCTTGACTTCATTCCGGTCTATGTCGTCATCAACGACGGCCTGACCGGCGACATGACGGGCAAGAGCGACGTGGAGCGCCTCTGGGACAATCAGGACGACTATAACCGGCTGAAAAGCGACGACCGCGACGCGCTGAAATTCAACATGTTTCCACAACGGGTTTTCCGTGATGCGAATCAGGAAACGATGGACAGGGTGAAGATCGCGCCGGGCGCAATCATCGACGCGCAGACAGACCCCAGCAGTGACCATCAGGTCGATGCGAAAATCCTTGAAGCGCAGTTTTCCTATAATGAACGCATCGAGAACGCGCTGAACCGGGACAAGAACGACATGTACAGCCTGCTGTCCGTGCCGAATGTGTCCCTTGAACAGCTCAAGGGCTTCGCGGCATCCGGCAAGGCAATGAAAGCGCTGTACTGGGAGCTGACGACGAGGTGCGAGGAAAAGTGGAACGAGTGGGATGCGGCGCTTCGCTGGATGGTGCAGGCGCTGGTGAAGATGGCGGGCGCTTATGGAACGGACAGCCTGCCCGCGCTTGACTTTACCGTGAGTATCGACCATCGTTACCCCATCGCAGACGACGAGGACGCGGAACGGACGCTTGACCTGCAGGAGGTCAGCCAGCAGGCGCGCAGCCGGAAGTGCTATATGCGCAAGTGGCATCCCAATGAGGACAGCGATTCCGAACTTGCGCAGATTGTCAGCGAGCAGAAAATGCTGGACGATGGGTTTGAAGATGGAATCCGCGCGGAAATGGTTGAATCCAAATTGGAATGATGATATACTGTTGGTAATAAAATGCGTTCCAAGGAGGGCGAAGATCATGCGGAAGATTGCGATTGCGGCCGGGGTAGCCGCACTGTTGTGCGTGGGGAGTGTGGCGGTGGCCGAACCGGCTCAGGTGGATTATGAGAGCATGACCCTTGAGGAAGTCAAGGCGCTTGCAGACGAGGCCAACGCCTACTACAAGGAGCAAACGACGACCGGATCGGAGAAAGCCAAGGAAGCGAAAGGCTTGTTGAGCAGCGCGCTGGAAGAAATGTATCCGGGGCAGACCATCAGCGGGCCGCTTTTCGGTTTTGACGTGAAACGCGAGCGCACGGTTTACACGATTGACGGCTCGTTTACAGCCAAGCTGGAAAAACAGAAAACCACGCATACGGTACACGCCGTGTTTGAGGATGCGGAGGGGCTGAGCTTTACAGAGCTTGTGGTGGACGGCAATACGGCGGACGCGCCGGAAAGGGCGGAGGTCGAACCGACGCAAATGCCGGAAGCAACGGCTGAACCAACCGCTGAGTCGGAAAACAAGAAAGGCTTTAATGACTACGGCGAGCTGCTGGATTTGACGGAGACGGACGGTATCTGCGTGCTCAAGTACAAGATTACGTCAAGCGCAACCAAGAAGATGACGGTTAATCAGAACTATTACACGGTTGTCAATTTCATCAAGGATGGCGGCGGAGACCAGTACGACGAGGTTCAATATTGGGCGGTTGCAGATATGCAGGATGGCAGCGAGAGCAAGGTCATCAGCTTTACGGTGCCCAAAGATCTTATCGAAAAGATTAAAGCCGGGACAGTTTTGCCTACGAAAATGGGCGATTATGTGGATGAACTCTGGCTTTTGCCGAGTCTCCGCTAAAAGACAATCAAATCGCAGAAACGCTCCAAACGGGGCGTTTTTTGATTGCCCGAAAAAACGCCCTGTAACGCCCGATGGTGCGCGGGGCTAAAATCCCACGCGGAAAGCCGCGGACGCGCTGAAAACGCGCGTTAAACGCGACAAACGCGCAAAAGGAAAGGAGCGAGCGGCAGCATGGCGCAGGGGATGACCTACAAGGACTTTGAAGCGCGCATGGCTGCCGCCCGCGCGGCGCATCTGAAGAACATCGACATCACCGGCAAGAAGATTCAGGGCATCTACACACAGGCGGCGCGAGACTTGGCGAAGCGGGCGGAAGCGACCAGGGCGGGAACGCTGACCGAGCGCTGGGTGAAGGATTACCAAAAAGCGCTTGAAAAGCGCATTGAGCAGCTGCGCGGCGAGCTGGGCGGCACGATCCTCTCCGGCATGCGAAAGTCGGCAGGGCTTCCGGGTGATACGGTGGAAGGGTGGCTCAATGACGCGCTGGCGATGGTCGGCGTGGACGGGAGCTTTACCGGCACATTTTCCCGCACGCCGGACGCGGCGCTGCGAATGTTGATCGACGGGCGGATGTACCGCGACGGAAAAAGCCTGTCGCGCCGGATATGGAACCGCACCGACCAGCTGCAAGGCAGCATTGAGGACATTCTGACGCAGGGGATCGCCCAGCATCGCAGCGCGCTGCAAATCGCGCAGGACTTGGAGGCGTATGTCAGCCCGAAAGCGAAAATGCCGGTCAGCTGGCTGACGCTTTACCCGGATATCCCCTTTGATCGGCAGATCGACTACAACGCGCAGCGGCTGGCACGTACGGCGATTAACCACGCATACTGGGCGGCGAACATGGCGGCGGCGAAGGCAAACCCGTTTTGTCGCGCGATGCACTGGCAGCTCAGCCCCAGCCACTACGAGCGGCAGGTCGCCCGATTTGGAGAAGATATCTGCGATACATACGCCAGTCACGACGAAGGACTGGGGCGCGGAAACTTCCCGATTGACGACGTACCCATGCCGCACGCGCAGTGCCTTTGCGCGACGTGGCAGGTCGTGCCGGAGCTTTCGGACGTGGCAGATCGGCTCGGCGCGTGGGTGGACGGCGGCGAGGACGCGGAGCTGGATGCGGCGTTCGGAGAATGGAAAGTCGGAAAACCTGCCTTGACCCGACTGGATGCCCGTGGTACAATGAAGCTGGATAACAGCTCAACTGCAACAGGCGGGCGGCGCGAACAGATTCTTTCCAAGATTGGCGCGCTTCCGTGGGCGCAGAGTATCAGCGAAAAGAACCGCAAGGCGATTTTGAACCAGCTCGGCAAGCTGGATGATGACGAGCTGGAGTTCTGGAACAGAAATGCGTACATGATTCAAGGCGACTTTGCTTATCAGGGAGGAACGGCATACTATATGCCGTCCGAGCAAAAGGTTTATTTGGATTTGTCCAAGCTGGGATCGAAGGAGAGCCGGCTGAAACTGGAAACGAATCTGGTCACGTTCTTCCATGAAACAGGACACATGTTTGATTGGCAGGCGTTCGGTTATCCGAGCCTGCGCGAACAGATCGGTGATTTGGATAAGACGCTTCGCGCGGATTATACGGCGTATGCCAAACGGCTGCTTGAACAGAAGGGGCTGGGCGAGTTTCATGGATTGTCCCGTTTGACCTCAGACCAGAGGATGACGCTAAACATGGACTTGTATGATGACATGCACATGAAAAGCTCCGTTTCCGATATCGTGGGCGGTCTGACGAAAAATACCGTGCAGGGCGGCTGGGGACATTCCAAAGAATATTGGAGATATCAGAAGCCGTCCGTTGAAGCGATGGCGCACATGTTTGAAGCCAAGTTTATGAAGGGTGAGCGGCTGGAAACCTTCAAGAAATATTTCCCGACAGCATACCAGAAATTTGAAGATGCAATCAAAACAAGCGAAGGAGGCGGCGAGAATGGAAGCGAATAACCTGTTTATGCAGTACATTATGCGGTTTGGCGCGGAAGAATTACCGCCGCGCATGCAGATGCCCGTGGAGCAGCAGACGGACGAGTTTTATAATGCGTTGCTCGAAAGGTGTTTGAAGGAAGGAAAGCCTGCCAGCAACTTTATCACGGTCGAAGAAAATCCCGAAGTATTGTACTGAAAAATCAAAAATTACTGAGCGCACCCGCAAGGGCGCGCTTTTTACATACCAAAAATTTTAACAGGAGGACGAGAAAATGTTTAACCCCTTTCGCATGTTTTGTTTTGCCCCTGACGGTGTGCCGGATGGCGCGCCTGCTGCCGAGGCTGAAGATCAGCAGAATCAGCAGGAGAACCAGCAGCCCGAAACGACCGAGCAGACCGGGGATGCTGCGGCGAAAGCAGCGCAGACGGCTGCACCCGCTGGCAAGGAGCAGCCTGTCCCGAAGGATGAACCCAAGAAGGACGACAAGGCGGACGACCTCGCGGCGCGCGTTGTGACAGCGAACGCGCGCGCGGTTCAGGCGGAACTTCGAACGGCTGCGGCGCTGGCAGGCGTGCCGAAGGAACGCATCCCGTATGTGCTGCGCATGTGCGATACGGAGGGCATCGACCTTGACGCGGCGGATGCGCAGGACAAGCTCGACGCGGCGGTTGCCAAGGTGCTGGAAGCCGTGCCGGAGCTGCGCGGCGGTGCGGGTACGGGCAGCACGGGCAACTTTGCCCGCAGAAACGGCGGCGCAGAGGACGCGCTCGACGCAAAGATTCGGGCGAACATCATGGGCGCTTGCTAAGAAAGAGAGGAAAAGAAGATGGCGAACAACATTGCAAAGGTTGACCTGATTCAGAAAACGCTGGATGAGGCAATGATTCAGGGCGCGGTGACCGGCTTTATGGAAGCGAACGCGGGTCCCGTTAAGTACAGCGGCGGCGACGAGATCAAGATTCCGTCGATCACGATGGACGGCCTCAAGGATTACGACCGACAGAACGGTTTTGCGGATGGCGACGTGACGCTGGTCTATCAGACAGAGAAGCTGACGCAGGATCGCGGCACCGGCTTCACCGTGGACGAGATGGACGTGGACGAAAGCGGCGTGTATGACCTGATGAGTATGCTGGCGGGCGAGTTCCAGCGCACGAAGGTTGTGCCAGAGGTGGACGCTTACCGCCTGAGCAAGATCGTCGCGCTGGTCGGCAAGGAGCGCAGAAGCGCGTATACGGCGGCGGCCAATTCGGTCTACAAGGAATTGCAGACCGATATCGGCGGTGTGCGCGACGCAGTGGGCAGCGACGTGCCGCTGGTCGTGATCCTCTCCAGCACGATTGCCACGATGCTCTCCACGAGCACGGAAATTGCCAAGAAGCTCGACGTAACCAACTTCAAGCGCGGCGAAATTGAAACCCGCGTGAAGGTGATCGACGAGGTGCCGATCCTGCCCGCGCCGACCGCGCGCATGAACAGCCGCATCACCATCAACAAGGCGGACAAGGGCGGCTTTGTTAAGGCGGAGGGCGCGCAGGCAATCAACTGGATCATCTGCCCGCGCAGTGCGCCGATTGCGGTTTCCAAGACCGATAAGATGCGCCTGTTCACTCCGGAAACGTGGCAGAAGGCGCGCGCGTGGCACCTTGACTATCGCAAGTTCCATGAACTCTGGATTCCGAAGAATAAGCTCGACGGCTTCCGCGTGAGCCTTGCGGCGAAGGATGCGACGCTGGACGGGGAGGGCTGATGAATGCTGAAAACAAGGGAAAGCATCAGCCTGAACGCGGATATCCGCGACGCGAGCAATAACCAGAAGGTGATGCTGCATGCGACGTACAGCGCTACGTCGCTCAGCCTGAACGTGGACGTGCTGGACGCGGACTATGTGCGGGGAAACAGCGAAGACGTGCAGGCGGATGTACAGGCGTTCCTGCTGGAAGCCTGCAAACGGGCTGCCTGTGTGGGGATTCCGTGCAAAATTGAAACGTGAGGCCTAATGACAGAGAAGGGGACACGGGGGCGAGCGATAAGCCCCCCCGTGAAGCCGGAAGCGTACAAAGCCGGACGTTTTTGCAGACGAGGTGAAAAGTATGACTGACCTTGAACGGCTCAAGCTGCTGACCGAGGAGCTTGACATGCCGGGCGGGGATACGGAAACGGGCTGCGGCTGTATGTCGCCGCCCGCATCCGCCCGGATGTATACGGATGCGCAGCTTGCGATGCTGCTGGAGCTGCACGAAGGCGACGTGCGCCGCGCGGCGTATGACGTGCTGATCCGCAAAGCGGAGAACTCGGCGGTGCGGCTGTCGGGCGGCACGGAGCTGCCGGATCAGCGCGCCTACTGGCTGAGCAGAGCGCGGAGCGTACGCCCGAACGGGACGAAACCGGCAGGAAGGGCGGACGGCACATGATGAGCGGCTTTGCAATGCGGCAGGCGGAAGCGACGTTTCGGCACGCGCTGGCGGCGTATGGCGCGGTCTGCGTGCCGGTCTGGCGCGTGCATCGGGACGCGAACGGCGTGCCGATAGGCGGCGCGCAGAAGATCGGCTGCGTGTACGGCGTGCGCTATGAGCGCGGGCAGACTGCCAATGTGCTGGTGGATATTCCCGGCGTAATCGCCCGGATGGACGCGCCGAGGTTGTGCTGCGCCCTCAGCGATACGGCGCGGAGCTTACAGGAGGGCGACGGGCTGAACATCGCGGGCAGATGGTACACGGTGCTGCGCGCCGACGTGCAGATGGGCATCCTCTGCGACGTGGTGCTGAAAGAGGGCGAGCCGGATGGGATTGAAAATTGACGCGAAGGATTTTCTCGCGAATATGTCCGCCATCAAGCAACGCAGCATGTTCGCCGCCGAGAAGGTCGGGCAGAACGCGGCGGCGCGCATGGAGGGAGAAGCTAAGCGCAACGCCGGATGGACGGACAGGACGGGGCTTGCGCGCCAGACCATCACCGGCTACTCCGGCTGGCAGGGCAAAAAGCTGCGCATGGGCGTATCCGGCAACATGGAATACAGCGCGTATCTGGAGCTGGGGCATGAAGGCAGGTTCGCGATTCTCTGGGCGACCGTGCAGGCGAACGAACAGAAAATCATGGACGACTTGCGGAAGGTGGTCAGATAGATGGACGCATGCCAGCGGGCAATGGAACACTTGACCGCATCCGGCATTTTGACCTATAAGCCCGGCGTGGCGACCGGCAAGTGCCGTGCGCCGTATGTGGTCGTCCGAGGAGGCGGCGCATACGCGCGCGGTATGTCCGGCGCGGCGGGAATCGGTTATCGGACGGTGACGCTCTATTGCTTTGTGCCGCGCGTGGGCGGCGACCTGCCCGCTTTCGTGGCGGAGGTCAGGCGGATCATGCGCGAGCTGAAAAGCCAGCTTCGACCGACGGGCAACGAGGGCATCGAGATGCTGGAAGAAGATTTTGACGCACGCAGCCAATCGCTGGAGTATCAGGCGCTGCGCGCGATTTTATCATAGGAAATCGTACAAAGTCTGCCCGCGTGCGCAAAACTTTTTGAGTTGGTAAGCTGCGGCGGAAGTGAACGCGGTCTCAGACCGCTAGGAGGAAGTATGGCAAACGAGAAAATTGTGCAGATTCCGCTGGCGAACGTCGCCCGCGTGGAGCTGGTGACGGAGGAAAACACGCCCAAGACCTATGTGGTCGATACCGCCAACGAGATGAAGCTGGAAGCCTTTGTCTCGGAAGGCGAAGAAAAAGAGCTGCGCAAATTGAACAGGCTGCTGGCGCAGCTCAAGACGGAGGATCTAACAAAGGGCTATGACCTGACCATGAAGGATATGGTCATGAGTCCGCCCGTGTTTGCGCTGGTGGACGGCGGCGTGAGTACGGTTGGCGCAGAGGGGAAGTTTGAAGGATACACGGGTCCGAAGATGGGCGAAGTGGTGAATCGCACGCCCTTCACGGTCAACATCTATACCGAGGAGAAGGACGGCGACGGAGAGACGACGGGTTATTTGAAATTCACCTGCAAACACTGTAAGGGTACGCCCGCCGATATCGAGATCAAGGACGGCGACTTTTTCGCGCCGGAGTATAAGCTCAAGAGCAGACCGAAGATCGGCGAATCGCCCATCGCCATCACGCCGCTGGACGAACTGCCGACCTAAGAACTGCGTCAAAGGACAGTAAGCGAATAAAGCCCTATAATGGGGCTAACCAACAAAAGGAGGTTTTCACAGTATGGCATCCACAAAAAAGGACACGCACATCACCAACCTCGCCGCGCTGGAAAAGGCGGCGAACGGCGAGATCGTCGCGCTGCCGGGCTGGACGGAGGAGCAGCCGTTTGTAGCAAGGCTCAAGCGCGCCAGCCTGACGGGCATGATCCGAGCGGGCAAGATTCCCAACCCGCTGATCGCGGCGGCGCAGAAGCTCTACGAAGGACTGAACAAGAGCCGCGCAAACGCGACTTTTGAGGAAACGGCGAAGGTTATGCGTCTTGTCGTCGAAGAAGCGCTCGCCGAGCCGACGATGGAGCAGCTGAAAGCGGCAGGACTTGACCTGACCGAAGAACAGGCGGATCAAATCTATCTGTACGCCATCAAGGGTGCGAAAGTGCTGGAAGCCTTTCGTTCTCAGTCCGCAAATCGTCAGCCTGATCCATCTGGCGACGACGTACAAGCAGCGCCCCAGCAGCCTGATGGGGATTGAGGACGAGTACGCAGCGTTTTGTCTCGACGAGACCTGCCTGTTTATGATTCAGCAGGCGCGGGAAAAGCGCGAGCCGGACTTTGGCAGACCGGCGCGGCTGGAAAAGCAGAAGGGCAGGCAGAACGCGACGACCAACGCCGAGGCGGCGGAGATGATTCGTCGGCTGATGGGCTGACACACTGACGGAGCGGGCGCTCCGTCAGCTCTTCTTTACAAGTTTACAGGGTTTTTGGAGATGACCGAAGCGAGATGGTCATTTCCAAAGACCTTTTTTAGTTTGCCATAAGAAGCTGTACAAAGTTTGCTCGCGTGTGTAAAACTTTCCAGCTTAACAAACTGTGGCGGAAGTGCGTGCAGCCTCAGGCCGCAAAGGAGGTGAGTCGGATGAGCATGGGCATGAATATCAGCGCGGGAACGATCATGGCGTACATGGATTTGGACATGTCCAGCTTCAACAGTGCCATCGACATGGCGGGTGAGCAGCTCTCCGGCTTCGCCTCCGGCGGCGTGGCGGACGCGCTGGGTTCCATCGGCGCGGCGGCTGAAACGGCAGGGAGAGCGCTGACGCTGGGCGTTACTGCGCCATTGATGA